TCACAAGAGCAAGTAATACCTATGCGACCATTAAATACTGAAAATATAACACCTGAGCAAGTTGAAGCATTACCTGAAACTATTCAGGAAATTATTACATGTCCAATAACACTTCAAATAATGAGTGATCCTGTGATGGATATTCGCGGAAGAACATATGATAGAGATGCTTTAGTACATTTTTTAAGAACACGAGAAGAAGCTGGGGGTACTCCCGTAGATCCAATGGATCAACAACCAATACCTTATTTATTTATACCTAATATGGCTGTTAGAAATCTAATTAAACATTATTTTCCAACTGTAGGTGGTAGAAGAAAACTGACAAAAAAGAAAAAATCTAGAAAATCTAGAAAATCTAGAAAAAGATAAATATAAATAGTATTAAAAACAATATATTATTTATTTGAAAATAAGTGGTTTTCTACTGGTTTTCCCTCAAATCCAGCATGGGGATGGAATAAGGCAACCCCAAAAACTTCTCTCTATAATATTGGTATGGCACATACTGCAAATTCTTTTATGTTAAATCTAGTAGAATTTGTTCATTGGGCTCCAATTATTCCAGCAGTTTTAATGGCTCAATCTATTCTTGAAAACAATGATAAATGGACACTCTACTTTGATAATGATCAACAACGAACACTATTATTTCTTCTATCTCCAATTATAGCATTTTTTGGTGGTCTTCCTGGTATTATGATGCACACATATGAAGGATGGCAGGTAGCTCCATTTGATAGTCCATTACGAGGTCCTGATGAAAATACAAATGTTGTTGTTTCTGATAAAAATAATCAATGGCTTAGAATTGTTGCATACTTTTTTATTTTTAATATGCAATATCTTGGCTTACAGTCTTTTTCATATGCTATTTTAGGTCCAGAAACATTTTTTGGTTCTTTAAAATTTTTATCTATTATGGGATTTTTAATAGGTTATTTGGGTAATCAAGATTATAAAGCAACATTTTATTTTAAATGGAGAAATACTGCAGGTGGTTCAACATTTCCACTTGCTTGGACAACATTAGTCCCATTTATTTTATCTGCGTCATTAAATGTTTATGCTTTTTCTGATTTAGGTACTCTAGTGTATCCTGGAAAATTTACTCTAATAAATTCATTAGCTCCACCAGTTTTTATTGCATTAGGAGGAGCAATTGAAGGTTTATTTGCAGAGACAGTTTTTGATCAAAAAATTCATGCTTTTGCGGTAATTCTTTTTAATACAGGATTTTGGTTACAACTAAATATGCTTACAAAAGCAGGAGATTTATTACCTGTTTTTGTAACAAGTGATGCACCACAATTTGGATTTAAATTATTATTAGCAAAAATCTTTAAAAATTAAGGTTCATATTTTTTCTCTCTTTAAATGTTTTTTTCTTAGTTCTTGTTCTTAAAAACTTAAAATAACGATTTGCTAAATTATAACGCTGTGTAATATTTTTAGCCTTTTTATTATGTTTTTTTAAAGCTTCTAACCTTACTTTCATTATCATTCCTACTTGCCAAATTCTTTTATGTGGATATCGTTTTGTTTTATAAAGCCTCTCTAATTTTTTTATAGTGTTTTTAACATCATCAACAGTTGTATACTTTATGTGTATTGTATCTTTTGGATTTTTATCAATGTAAACATCAAAACTTTTTTTTGGATTATTAGGATTATATAGAAACTGTTTTTTTTTTCTAGTTTTCTTCATATATATATATATATTAGATAATGCCGGTACCAAGAGATGAAAAATTATATAATAAAACAAAACGATATATTTATAAAAAACATCCAAAACATAGTGCTTATAGAAGTGGATTATTAGTACAAGAATATAAAAAACGATTTTCAAAAAAATATGGTAAAAAAAGAGATCCTTATAAAGGTAAAAAGACAGAAAAAAAAGGTTTAGGAAGATGGTTTAGAGAGAAATGGGTAAATCAACGCGGAGAAGTCGGATATCGATATAAAAGTGATGTTTATAGACCCAGTAAACGTATAACAAAAAAAACTCCTAAGACATATAAAGAATTATCAAAACAACAGATAAAAAAAGCTAGATCAAAAAAATATAGAAAAGGAAGAGTAAATAAATTTTAGTAATATGTAAATATAATAAATGCGATAAAGATATTATATTTATATATTTGTAATCATAATAATGTCTGATGAAATTAAAATAATTAAACGCGAAAGAATGGCAAATATAACAAAATTTACAGATAATATATTAAGTTATGTGACAAATGAAATGACAACAAAAGGTAATATAATATATATTATACATTTACTAATAGTTATTATCTATTTAGTATTAATGATTTTTCTTCCTATTAACAGATTAAATATTGTTATATTAGTTTGTGTAATAATTATACATAATTCGGTAAATTTATATTATGCAAAATGGGATACTTGTATATTATTAAAATTAGAAAGATATTTTTATAATGATACTTCTTGGTATGGTCAAAATACTCCTATTTTTAAAAAACTAGGTATTAATGATCAAGATAGTCATAAATATAGACAATTATTTAATTTTACTGGATGGATATTATTATATATTTACTATATTTATAGAATATTTAAAAAATTTTTTAATAAAAAAAATAAAAAAGATAGTAAAGTAGACAAGAAAAAATAAAAGTAATTAAATAACAAATTTGTATTCCATTTAATTCTATATTAATAATAGGTATTCTAATTGCTCTAAAAAGTAAAAAAAATCCAAAATTTGGTAACTTTAATAATTTACATATTAATATTAACATAATATATAATGAGTCACTGGTATAAGTAGATTCTAAATTATGTGATTCTTTAAATGTAGTTTTAAAAATATCTTTTTTATAAGTATATATATTTAAAGAATCATAATAGTTAAAAGTTGTAATATCAAAATAATAAAACATTTTTTTTTCTAAAATTTTTGGAATTGAAGAACATTTAACTATATATGCAGTTGCTGGATGAATACTAATATTATCTTTTTTAATAAATTCTTTTTTATTATTATTATTTTGTAAAATTTCAAATGTATTAATTAAAACTATATCTGCATTATTTGGAATTTTGGTAATTAGATTATCTAAGTATTTTGATGAATATACTGGTATAGCATCATCTTCTAAAATTAAAGCATATTCATTAAAAATATTTTTATTTTCTTTTGTAATATATTTTTTATATATTTTATCTAGTGTTAAATAGTGTGATATACAACCACCTAATGCTCCATATGGTAAAAAATAATAAGTATATGGTATAAAAAATTTTTTTATTTCATTAAAATCTTTTATATGTTTTCCATAAACAGCTTCAATCTTTTCTATATTTTTAAATTTTTTTTTTAAAAGTGCTTTTCTTAGTATATTATATTTATAAATTTCATGTTTTAAATTTATAATATAAATATCTATCATAATATTATTTAAAATCTATATTAAAAATAATATTATTAAACTTAATATAGATATTAAATAGAATTATTGTTCAATAAATCCATATTTACTACGACAGATAAATCGTGTTATATGTCTACATTGACACTGACAATTATATTTACTTTTATCATTAGCTTTAAAGTTAGTTTCTATATATTTTTCTAAACATTTTGGCCGGTTAACTTTATGGCGTTCACAACAGTTACAAGTATTTAATATTAAAATCATATTATTTTTTTCAAAATCAGATTTATCACAAGAATGTGTTCTTATCCAATTATCCCAATCATTACAAACTTGAATAATTTCGCTAGTAGGCATTTTAATTTTATAATAATATTAATTTTTTTTTCAATTTTATATTATTATAAAATATGTATTGCTGGATTTGTAATGATATATTATTTAATCAATATTATTTATTACCTGTAGATGATGATGTAAAACCAGAAACTTATCATGTTGTTAAAAAAATAGAATGTTTTACTTTTTTATATAATACTCTTTGTGAAAATTGTTTAGATGTATATTTAAAAAATTATCCAATAAATTTCAAAAAACTTCGTAATAGAGAATATGGTATAAAATAATAAAATAAATATACTAATAAAATAGTAAAAAAATAGTAAAAAAAGATAGATAAAAAAAATTGAAAAGAGAGAAAATATAGTATCTATAGTATTATATCAGAACACTATCAAATGATTCATATTAAAGGCAACAAATGTCCTATCTGTTTAGATGATAATTTAGTATGGAATTTGAACATATGTAAAAGTGACATGCATATGTTCAAGTGTGGACATGGTACATGTAAGAAATGTTTACCTAAACTATTAGATAAAGGGGCTTTTCAATGTCCTATGTGCAGAGAAGAAGGACAAAAACATTACATAAATATTGATGGAGATAAGGAATGGGTTAC